ACAACGATAACCTTTTATTTCTCCTAATAATCTCCTTATCATGGGCCTATTAGACAATTTTCCCTCTAACAATTTCACGAGGTTTTTTTCATCTGCTAGTTTTGACCTATGGTCACCTTGACATTGATTATTACAATATTTGTGATTGTAAGTATAACCTTTAAATGGTATATTATTACCACAACTTAAACAATGATATATCTTATTTTTCTTAGACATGGTTAAAGCACTCCTTTATTATATTTATGCTTTAACCATTTTAAATGGTCCGTCCAAGAGGAATCGAACCTCTATCAATTGCTTAGAAGGCAATTGCACTATCCGTTGTGCTATGGACAGAATTATTATAGTGAAGTGTATTATGGTAACCTTGATTAGAGGTAATCTTTTACACCACTCCGTCAGATTAGATTATATGGTTAATCAAGCCAATAACAAGTCTTGGGAACAATACACTTCACTATAATAATTCTTTTTAGATTTCTCTAATCGTCTTATAGCTTTATTACTTTTTTTGTGACTCCCTGCTTTACGAAACAATGCCAATTTGACAAGATAGTTTCGTGGTTGAGGAGTTTTTTTCTTTTTCATGATACTCTCCTTTAAAAATATGGGGCTCGTTATGTAAACGGGACGGCCACCTCCGTTGTTGTCGGCCGAGAGGTCTCAACCCAATCATTACACTTGATACAACAAACTGGTGGAGGTGGTAGGGATCGAACCTACCTGCCGTAAGGCCAGAGGTTTACAGTCTCCTGTCCCACCGTTGGAACATCACCTCCATAAAACTTGGCTGCCTCGGCTGGGCTCGAACCAGCGACCAAATGATTAACAGTCATCTACTCTACCAACTGAGCTACAAGGCAATTGGTACACCTAAGGAGAATCGAACTCCTCTTCCCGCCGTGAAAGGGCGGTGTCCTAACCGATAGACGATAGGTGCATTAAGTGAACCATTATACACGAACTACACAATATGTCAAGCGACTGTTGTATGGAAACAACATGGTCGGAGATGAATGAATCGAACATTCGAACTCTCGGCCCCAAACCGAGCGACTTTCCACTAGCCTAATCTCCGTATAACTTTACAATAACTGGCTATGGTGGAGAGATTCGAACTCCCAACATATGGTTTTGGAGACCATCGTTCTGCCAATTGGAACTACACCGTAATATTTTTCTTTCTTGTTATATTTTTTGCTGCAGATGTATCTTGTTGTGTGTGACAATTTGGACACAAGAATCTTAAATTTTCTAATCTATGGTCATTGTTTACACCATTAATATGATCCAATTGTAAAACTAATTTTTGGTTATTATGCATTCCTTTATTTCCACAACAAACACATTTATATTCTAATAGATTATTTTTTAATATCCTATTTTTAATACCACGCCTATGAAAAGAACTATTTTCAACAAACACTTTTTCGTCTGAATAATCCGGATTATATCTTGTTTTACCTATAAGGCCTTTTCCTATTTTTACTTTATGTTCTTCGCTCAATTCTTTACCTGTATTCCAAGGCAAAACACCAGTCAATTTTTTTGATACCTTTTTCTTAAAATCATCATTTCTTGGACCCCTTGAATTGGCACATTCTATAGAACAATATTTACCAGAACCAAAAGATCCATTGTGTTCTTTATTACACCTTAAACATCTTATCATTTCGAACTCCTATTAAACTTTAACTTATATATTTAGTAGAAGTTCGATTTTAAAACTGGCGGAAAGTATTGGGATCGAACCAATGCACCCATTTCTGAATGACGGTTTAGCAAACCGCTGCCTTGCCACTCGGCCAACTTTCCATAAATCTGGAGGAAGATGTGAGATTCGAACTCACGGACCTGTTACAGCCTCTAGTTTTCAAGACTAGCGCAATCGACCACTCTGCCAATCTTCCTTTGGTGGAGGTGACAGAGAATCGAACCTGCGACCTACTGCTTGCAAAGCAGCCGCTCTACCAACTGAGCTACACCCCCAAAAACAAAAAACCCTAGAGTATCAGTCTAGGGTTCGTATAAATCTATGTTACTTAAAAATTTACAAACGAACCCCTCTACACCATGCACTGGCAGGTGATGTATGATAGGACGGATTCGTAAATATATTTTTCATTCTGTTATTATATAGGCTATTTTTTTATTTGTCAAGACTTTTTTTAAATTATTTCCAACCTAATTCTTCTATTTCTATAGGAGAATCTGGATCAGAAACACCTTTAAATACTTCCCACAACTTTTCTTTTTTGGCAAATTTGACCCATAAACCTGGTTGTGTACCATATGCTTCTATTTCCCAAGGTTCAGTCCAATAGTCCGGTGATTCAACTTTTGAACCTTTCCATCGGGTACAATTTACATTCATATCACCGGTGGCATATTGTTTAATATGAACCATCTCATGCGCTAAGGTTTTTAATATTTCTTTTGCACCAATACCGGGGTGTATTTCTATTTCAAACTGTCTTGGTTTATTACTAGGACTAAATTCTGTAACAGAAGCATAACCGTGTGCATCAATTTTTTTGAATTTAATTCTAATAAAGATGTTTTCTAACATCCTAGGCGACATTAATTCTTGAGCGTAAAAGATGGCCGCTCTCTTGACATACGGACGGAAATGCTGTTTATCGGGACAACCGACTATACTTAACTGCATTTTAGGTCTCTCCTTAATAAGTTGACCCAATAATTGCATATCTCCGTTACTGCTCACAACCTTTATTTATCTAATTAGCATCTCGCCAAATGACTTGATGTTTAATTTCACCTGGTGAAAAGAACAACTTTAAAGCACCCAAAACTGTATGTTCCGAGAACTCTTTACAACTGAATACATCGAGGTAAAGGTCTCCAGAATCGTCCAGGAAGTGTCCCATGATGTTTGATGTTTCAATCAATTGTATCATAGTCCATCCTGCTTTATCACTACCATCCGCAAAATGAACCACTTGTGGTTCACCATATGGGGTCATTTCTATTAATCTTACCAGTTCCTTGGTAAAATGTTTAATATATTCTGGATCCGTTGCTCTTTGAATATCGCATCCACGAGCATCGATAATTAGGTGTTTTCCCCATCCTTGCATTGTTCTACCTTTACGTTACACTTTTCTAGGAAATCAATGCCAAGAGTATCTCTATAGTTTTGATTATAATATACTTTATTTATACCAGCGGTGTAAATCTGTTTAGCACAGTCAATACAAGGTGCATGAGTTAGGAACAACGTGGATCCATCACCAGATTCGGTACTTCTGGCCAACTTAGCGAGGGCATTGGCTTCTGCGTGAATCACCTCAGGTTTGGTTTTGGTCGTACCGTCATCTAAAATGTTCTCACAATCATTTGTCCAACCGGCAGGCATTCCATTATAACCAATGGAAATGATTCTATCATCTTTTACGACAATGGCACCCACCTGTAATCGTTTAGCGGATGATAATTGTGCAAACCTTTTTGCCACATCCATATAAGCATTAATAAACTTTTGTTTCATTTCTTAAACATTTTCATAAAACTAGTAAAGAACCATTTCTGATTTCTTACCAACATATCGTAAACTGCCATCTGTTCATAAACCGAATCTTGAAATCCAGCCATAACCGGATTCTTATCAATTTTAATAGAAGATTGTTTTTCGGTTGGATCAAGTGTAATAACTGTCATGCCGGCTTTGCGAGCAATATGTTGCATCGTTTTGTTCTCGGATAAACAATGCATAAAAATAGTTTCAGCACCTTTCATGCGGGCCCAAGTAACTCCACGATTATATAATTCTTGCCCGATTTTCTGGTTACGGTAATCGGGACTAACCGTTAATCCTAGTTCTGCTGTATTTGTTTTATAATCATAATTTACATGGCAAGTGGCCACGACTTTACGACCAAAAGTTTCTGGTGATTCAACATCAACAATGAACCACATATTGTTAATACCAAAATCCGTAAAAGAGGATTTCAAATAAGTTTCAATAGCATCATCACTAAGAGAACCACCAAATCGAAGCCGTCTATCATTACCTACAAGGTCTTTAATAAAATGTAGGTTAAGATTTTCTTTATCAATAAAATTATTTAATTTACGAGGAATCATTACCATTCACCATTATCAAACCACAAACGAATTGAGATAGGTA